AACGGGACAACAAGGGGATAATCATGATTGATTACGCACGCAAACCAGGACGGCAGCAGGCCGTAAAGCTGAATTTATTTGAGGTGATTCTTCGCCGTCTCTGCTATGTGCTGGCTCAGAAGGGGGATCCTGATGTGTAACGCAACAAAATGCGCGTACTGCCGCAAACCGATTGAGCAAGGGAAGGAAGTGAAAAACAAATTGCTCTTTATCCGCGGCGCGCAGCTGGCACATGAAGATCGGGATTACTGTTCTGCGCGTTGCGCCTCGCACGATCAGATGGCCCACGAAGCCTGATTTAACTTCTGAAATATCGCATTAAACGAAACGCCCGTTATTTGGGCGGGGATTCTTACAACCAAAATCTGGCATACGGAGAAATTATGAAAGTCATTACCGTTAATTTAAACATCAAGGCAATTAACAAAGAGATCGCGCTTTTTAACTGCGATGAGAAATTCTCTGGCGTTATTCACTCCACCTCAAACGGCGCAACCACTGTCGTGCTCGATGGTGGCTACATCCTGGGTGAGTTCGACTGCCCTCATTGCGCCGTGACTGAGCTTTCCCTTCTTTCAGCCAACATCTCCACCGGGGATAGGGAGAATCAAGCGGGTTTCGGCGACTACCGCCGTTACAAGCAGGATTTCGCGGGTCGTATTTTCAAGACCATCCATTAAGCGAAAGCCCACACAAGGTGGGCCTCCCCGTCCGGTACCACCGACCAAAGCGAACCGGACTTTAGCTAAAAAACCTCAGGCGGTTAGAAAAGCCGCCTGGGATATTACACCAAAATGAGGATCTCACATGGAATTCTTTTATGTGGTTAAGGCCACTCAGAAATCCGGCAAACAAGATGCAGTGGTCTGGTTCACTGCGAAAACAGAAGCCCGTGCCAGCCTGCAGCTGGATGTTGCTCTGGAAGACGCTGAAATCGAAACAGGCCGCGGAAAGGATTACTCAAAACCTGTACGTACCGATTTTCCGGTAGCGGACGATCTGCCTGAAGAAGGTGTCGTCTGCTTCGAATTCTGCAAGCGTTACGCTCTGGCTGATGACCAGCGTACCTGGAACGTGATCCCCGGTGCCGCGTCTCAGAGCGAAACCACCATCAGCGCGGACACCGCCACCAGCGATGAGAATCAGCCGGCCGCGGCGGTAACCGCCACTGATCACGTAGATGTGGGTAGCACCTCCCTGCTTGAAAATCGTACCCCGGCTGTCCGCTTCGCCGTCCACCTGTTGGGTGACAAATACCTTTCGGAAATCAGCCAGGAGCAGCAGATCGTCGCCAACGAACTGGCGACCGATGAGGGAAATGTTTACTTCCAGTGCCTCCTGAAGGCCAAAAATGACGTTCCTGATATTAGCGGTCTCAGTCTGCATGCCGAGTGGAAACTGGTGCAGGCCATCAAAGAAGTTTTCCCTCAGGGCAAAGAACACGATACCCCGCTACTGACCGCCTTCATGTCGGGCTGGATTAAAGCTGAAGCTGGCGATCGTAATCAGCTGGTTGAAGACTGGAAGAGTGGAAAGCTCCCGGCCAAATCTGAGGTACCCGCCGTCCTGATTGAGAACGGCCTTACAATCCACGAGCACGACGATGAAGATACGCTTTATCCCATCTGCACTATGCCGTTCCGTAAGCGCCTGCTTTCTCAGTTAACATCCGATGCAATCCGCCATCACCTGACCCGCAGTGAACATGCCGAGATCGCCGCGCTGGAAATGGATGCCGATGCCGATAACGGCTATGTCCAGACTCTGCTGTTGGCGGCGGAAAATTGTGAAGCAGTCAAAGCCTACGACAACAAAGATCTGTGGCGCTACACCGACGCCATCAAAAAAGTTTTCAGCATGGATAAGCGCCATGAGCTTACTCTGGTCCTTCGCTTCACCAGAATCTGGGCTGCCACCAATTATATTGATCGCGGCATTCTGGTCCGCGAATGGGCTGCCGGGAACAGCATCAGCAATGTACAGCGTACAGATGCCGGTACCAGTGCAGATAGTGCTCATATCACTGATCGCGGTGCTGACGCTCACCACACACTCGACACTCTTGATCTGGAGATAGCCTGCGCCCTGCTGCCGATGGATTTTAACTACTTTGAGATCCCTGGCAGCATTCTCCGCCGTGCGAAAGAGATAATCGCAAGCAAAGAAGAACCCTGGAAATCGTGGAGTTCTATCCTGCGTAATCAGCCTGGCGTTCTGGCTGTAAACCGTACGGCTATTTTCAACCTGGTGCGCATTGCGCCGGAAAATATTCACCTGACGCCAGCTGCACATCTGGAGTTCGTTAACCAGACGATGACCGCTGAATTTAATGCAGCAACTGAATTGCTGCCACTGCATGCGCCAGCTGCTGAACCTGAGGTGCTGGCAGCACAGCCAGGCGGCGGCGGAAAAACTGATCGCAACCCTAACTACAAATCCGACTTTGACGGGCTAGATACTGAGATTGCGTTAGCAACGTTGTCAGTGGATTTTAATATTTACGACATTCCAAGTGATGTTTTCCGCCAGGCAAAGGCTATCGTCACAGCGAATGACAGTCCGTTTAAAGAATGGTCTGAAGCTTTGCGCGCAATCCCCGGCATTCTGGATTATTCCCGCGCTGCAATTTTTGCGCTGATCCGAAGTGCTCATCCTGAGCATTACAAACAGCCAGGGCGTCTTGCCGGATACATCCACGCGAATATGACCGAAACCGACCATGAGAATCCTACAGCGGAAACGCTGGCGGCGGCACGTCACACCCCAGAAGTGAGCTGGGAAAGCGAAGTTAACGAGCAGATCGAAGCGGGTAAAGCAGAGTTAGCCAGCCAACCTCGGGTCGCGAATCTCGGCGGTGGCGTGTTCTCCATCGATGGTTTACTGGGCACAAATGGAATTCCGGTCATCAAAAACACCTCAAATGAAGTTGAAAAAACGGAAACAGTAACAGAGACCACCAGCGATGTGCAGATGGAAAAGGCTGAGCGCGCCGAAGGCGAAGCTAACGATGCGGTATCAGCAGGCGAAAGCGCTTATGCAGCTGATCCACATACAGATACCGTAGCGGAGATCATGTGTACCGCCTGCGGTGCTATCGGTGTTGGACATTGTGCTGACTGTGGCGCCGTGGCTGGCGATGAAACTTATGCGGTGATGGAATCAGGCCTGAAAGAGGAACTGCAAGCACTGGAGCAGCAGACCGAGCCCGCCGACGAATACCCGGGGATTATGGAT